AACTGGGACATCAAGTTCAACTAATGTTTGGGCTTATGGTCTATACGATTATAGTTGGTATTCAGCTATATGGTTACAATCAGAGATGGGTGGAACTAAACAAATAACTGGTATTGAGGTAGAATTAAGAAGCTATAGCACTCCATATACTTATGAAAATATGAGTATAGAATTCGCCCACACCACAGATGATATATTTCCAGATGACCCAGCTATTGATTGGAGTGATATGGTTATTAACGACCAATTAACGGTTATAACATTTGATATGGTTATAAGTTCTAATGGGTTCCAAACAATAGATTTTGATGAGAATTTTTGTTACAACGGAACTGACAATTTAATACTTAGAGTTAGAAACAACTCGGATGATTGGGATAGTGGTTACGGAAAAGGATATTATGATTTCTCACCAGCTATTAATAGAGCAGCACAAGCTTATAGTGATGGTTCATATCCAACGGGAGATGGTAATAGAACAAATTCAAGAATAAATATAAAATTCAAATACTAAAATATGTCAGTAAATATACAAGGGTTAAGAACCGAATTAGAAACAGAAGGTACAATAATATTTTGTGATATTAGTTCAACTGATATTTTTCTTGTGGTAATTGAAAACGTTACTTGTGATAAATCTATATTAGATGAAATTACAGAAAGATATTTATCTAACGATTACCAAGGTAAAACTAATTCAACACTACGTAATAGTGTTTATAAATGTGATTATACAATATAAATAAAAAATAAAATAAAATAAATTATGGCAATTAAAATTACAGATTCAGTTATTACTGATAAAGGAGCAAGTACAGAATTATATCTTAATATAACAGATGTACGATATAGTAAACACAATTCAAAAATGACTATTATGGTACAAACATATTTGAATGAATCTACAAGAACTGTAAATATAAACGACACTTGCGACACTTTCGTTATAGAGTCAACATATATAGTTGATTACATTAAAGAAGATTTAGATAAAAATGCATATGAATTGGCCTACACTAAATTACAATCTTTATTAGAGTTTACAATGGAACAAATATAATAGATAGTCAAGATAAATAAAATAAAGAAAAAAGATGGCAAATAATACAATAGATATAGATGTTATCATTAACACAGCAAAATCTGCAAAGAGTTTAAAGGAGCAAAGATCTGCTTTAGACTCTTTAAGGGAAGGTCTTGATAATGTAAAGGAAGGTTCAAGTGCATTTGATCAATTAACTGCGGCATCTAATGAGTTGGTTGGTTCTATGGACACATTATCTCTTACATTTGAAGATGTATATGGTGATGTTAAACCATTATCAACACAAATGGGTGAGATGGAAGACCGAATGTATGCAATGGCAAACGCTGGTAAGACAAACACTAAAGAATTCAAAACATTACAAGATGAAGTAATTAGATTAAAAACTGTTGTAAGAGAAACTGACGACACTATTGATGCATTTAGTCAAAGAGGTGCAAAACTTAATGCATTTGTTGGAGTTGCAAGTGGAATTGCTGGTGGATTTGCATTAGCACAAGGAGCAGCTGCATTATTTGGTAAAGAAAATGAGAATGTTGAAAAGGCATTACTTAAAGTACAGGGTGCAATAGCTGTATTAACCGGATTACAAGAAATTCAAAAGTTAGTTACTGAAAAGAATATTATAGTTCAAAGAATAATGAACGCAGTAATGAAGGCTAATCCTATATTCATCATGTTAGGTGTTGTAACTGCTGTAACTACTGCATGGTTATTCTTCACTAGATCTCAAGAAAAAGTCAAAAAAACAACTGAAGAAACTAATGCTGAATTAAAAAAACAATCTGAATTATTTGAACTTATAAACCAGAAGGCAGATTTATATTACAAAACATTAAATTCAGGTAGTTCTACATTAGGTAATGATTTAGAAGTATTAGAGGCTACTGGTATTGAATATGATAAGTTATATGAGGCTCAGAATAAAATAATACAAATTAGAAAGGAAGAACTAGTCATTCTAGCACAAAGAAGAGCATTTGAACAAGTAGATTCGATACAAAGACTTAAAGTTAATAAAGGTGAATTAACTCTTAAAAATCAATTTAGTAAAGAGGAGTGGGAAGAATATAAATCTTTAATTCAACGTAAAAAAGTATTAGATGCCAATTATATAAGAACAAAACAAGAACATGAAGCTGAAATAACTCAAAACATACAAGAAGAAATTCAAAATAGACTTGATTTACAGAAAGAGTTTTATAAAACCATAGAATCGTTAGATAATCAACATGTACTTGATAGTATTAAAGATGATCAAGAGATTTTAGCATCAACATTAAATGGTTATAATAAACAATTAGTATTATTAAATCAAAACAACACTAATATTGGAATCGCACTTTCAATAGCTAAAGTAAATGAACTAGAAATTATTCAAAAATCATATGATGATGGATTAATATCTACTAAAGAATATAATGATGAAAATGAAAAAATATTGTCAACGTATGACGATAAACAATTAAAACAAACAATTAAACATGGAATTGATATTAAGAAACTTAACACTGAAATAAATGAGTCAACTACTAATGCATATGCAACCCAATTAACACATCAATTAAACGAACAAATCAGTATTGGAAAATTGATGCGTCAACATGAGCTTAATAATGCATCAAAAGAAATTAAAGATTTAGATGAGTTAGAAACAAAAAAGGCATCAATTAATTTAAGATGGGATAAACTAGAATTAACCCAATTAGAAGAAATTAACGCAAATAAATTAATAATTTTAACAAATACTTTTAATCAAGAAACTCGTTTAATTAATGAAACCTTAGAGTATTTGGAATATAAAACTCAACAATCAATTGAATTATCTGAAGCAGAATTATTAATTTATGAAAATTCAATAGCTAAAAAGACTGAATTAAGTGCTGAATTTGAAGTAAATAGAGTAAAATTACATGAAAGTCAAATAGCCGCTTCAATACGTATAGCTAATCTTGAGGAATCTGTTGATAAATCTGCATTAGAACGATTCCAAGAAGCTTACAATAAACGTGAAGAAGTAATATTAACTTATGTCGAAGTAGTACAAACTTCTATTGATGCTATTCAAGAATTAGAGGACAGAAAAACAGAACGTGCATTAGAAAACATCGAAACTGAACGTAATGCAAAACTTAACGCATTAGATGAAGAAAGATCTTTAAAAACTGCATTAAATTCTGATGATCAACAAGCGGCATTACAACAATTGGCTCAACAAAGAACATTAACAGAGGAAAGACAAGCAATTGAAGATGAATACAATCAAAAGGCTAGAAATGAAAAAAGAAAACAATTTCAGAAGCAAAAAAGAGCAGATTTAATTCAATCAATTATAAATGGCGCATTAGGTGTTACAAAGGCATTAGCTAGTTCTCCACCACCATTAAACTTCATATTGGCAGCAGGAGTAGGTGTTGCATCTGGAATTCAAAGTGGTTTAATTGCAAGTCAACCAGTTCCAACATTTGCAAGAGGTGGTATTTTAAAAGGTGCATCTCACATTAATGGTGGTATTTCAACTCCATTTGGTGAGCTTGAAGGAGATGAAGCAGTGATAAATAAAAAGTCAACTAAATTATTTGGACCAATGTTAAGTGCAATTAATGTCGCAGGTGGTGGTAAATCATTCGATAATTCGTCACCAACATCAGTATTTCCAGTATCTAGTTCAAACAATGACTTAACAGAAATCAAAAATGCACTTAAAAAGTTCAGTAATACCCCAATACAGACTTATGTTAATGAGTCAGAAATAACAAAAAGTCAAAATAATGTAAAAAGATTACAAAAAAGAAACACTTTTTAACAATTTTATAAAATAAAAAAGATAAATAATAAAAATGGAAAAGAAACTACCTTTATATAAGATTAAAGTAAATCCAGATGATAAGTCTGGTGTATTCGCAGTATCAGTAGTTGATTCACCAGCTATTGAGATTGATTGGATTAAATTATCAAAAGAATTAGTTGATTTGAATTTCGCTGAGGTAGAAGATAAGCAAATGCTGTATGGTCCATTATTAATTCCAAACAAATTAATTTATCGTAAAGATGATTCTGGTCAAGAATACAACATTATGTTTGATAGTGAAACTATTGAATTAATAGTACAAAAATATAATAAGAATAAATTTTCTGATATTTTCAACATACAACATTCTGATCGTAAGGTAGATGCATATATTGTTGAAAATTGGTTAACAAGAACACCAGACGCTTCAACAAGTATGGGATTTGATTTACCAGAAGGTACTTGGTTTGCTGGAGTTAAAATAGAAGATAAAGATTTTTGGATGAGTGAAGTGCGAACTGAACTAGTTAAAGGTTTCTCAGTAGAAATTAAAGCTGGTGTTGAGTTCGTAGAGTTGTCAAATGAGACAGCGATAAATAAAATAAATAAAATAACTATGAAAGTAAACACAAAAGAAGGAACTCAACTACATTTTGAAGGAGAGTTAATTGAAGGTGTTCAGTTGTTTTTAGATGAATCAATGACAGAGTTGGCTACAGAAGGCGAACATGAATTAGAAGATGGTAAAAAAATTGTAATAGATGAAAGTGGTATTGTTACTTCTATAATCGAATCAATAGAACCAGTTGAAGAATTAGCATTAGATGTTAATGAAATCTTAACAGCTATTCAACCTGCATTAGATGAGTTTAGAACTATATTATCTGATTTATCATCTAGAATTGATTTATTAGAGAATGTTGAAACTGAACCTATTATGCCAGAAGAATATTCTAAGCAAGAAGAAAAAATTGAACAATTGAAGTCCCAAGTAGAGAATTTAGCATCTGCTGCTGGAATCGCTTCATTAACAGTAAAAGAAGATAGTGATGCTAAAAGAAACAAACACGAAGAGAAACTTACACGTAAGATCAATTTCTTCTCAAATAAAAAATAATAAATTATGAAAAATTTCAAATTAGCATTTACAGATTCTACAACTTACAATGGTATTGATGCAGAAGGTTTTTACTCAAAAGCACTTTTAACAGGTAAGTCAACGTCTAACTTTAAATTAATTGCAAACGTTAAGTCAAAAATCAAATTGGCTAAATTAGACATGGGTGAATTGTTACAAGATGCTGATTGTACATTCTCTGGAGCAGGTGAAGGAACTTTAAGTCAAAAGTCTTTCGAAGTAGAGCCAATCAAAATCAATTTATCTTATTGTCAAAGAACTTTTGAGACAAATTACTTGTCTGAGTTAATGAGAGCAGGATCAAATTCTGATCAAGTTATGCCAGAAAACATTGAAGCTTACCTTTTAGGTGAATCTGCAAAACAAGCATCAAATGATTTAGAGAAAGTTACATGGGAAGGTGATACTGGATCAGCAGTTTATCCATTCATGAGAGCTGATGGTATCATCAAAAAAGCTTTAGCTGATGCAACAGTAAATGACATCGCATCTCCAGTTGCATTAACAGCAGCAAACATTGTAGCTAAAATCGGTTTAGTATATGACGCAATTCCAGCTGAAATTCTTAACAAAGAAGATACAGTAATGTTCGTTGGAACTTCTGCTTATAAATTCTACAGACAAGCATTAGCAAATGCATCTGCTGAAACTTATTTAATGCAAAATCACAGTGAATTATCTTACTTAGGTATGTTAATCGTTGAAGCTCCAGGAATGGGTGCAGGTACTATTATCGCTGGTCAAAAATCAAATTTCGTATTCTTAACAGATTTAGTTTCTGATTTCGAAGAAGTTCAAGTATTGCCTCAAAAAGCAGTTACAGGTGAACCAGTTGTAAGAATGATTGCTGAATTTAAGTTTGGTGTAGATTACTTATACGGTTCTGAAATAGTTCTTTACAGAGCATAAAAATTGACGAAAGTCTAAAAAACATGGAGGTGAAAGTCCTCCTCTTTAAAAATTAAATATATAATATTATGGCAATATGTAATGCATTAGATGGAAACATCGTAAAATCATGTGATAATAACACAGGTGGTGTACGTAAAATGTACATTGCTGATTATGACAATATTACGGCAATAACCGTAGCTGGATCTCCAGAAGAAATAACTGCTGTAACTATGGTTGCATCAACATTGTTTTATGAGTTTGAGTTTAACAGAAACACAAGTTCATTTACTGAAGATGTAGCTATCGATTTAACAAGTGGTTCTACTTACTTTAACCAAGGAGTAAACTTAATGTTGAATAGACGTGAAGCTTCTAAAAGAGATGCTATCGAAAAGTTAATAGCTGGTCAAAAGAAATTAGTTATCATAGTTTTAGATTCTAATGGAATCTATTGGTTATTTGGTAAAGATGAAGGTAGTTATGCAACAACTATTACTGGAGGTTCTGGTATAGCTAAAGCTGACAAAAACGGATATGAAATTGCATTTACTGCTGAAGAGCCGTTACAAGCATTCACAGTAGATCCAACTATCATTGCTGCACTTTTAGTATAATCACAAATTAATTTAAAGGCTCCATATAATTATTGGAGCCTTTTTTAGGTTATAATCTTAATTGGACAAATATATACAGTATGACAACAAAAGAAACAATATCAAAATATGGTAAACCAAATGTAACTGGTGCTGGTTATTTAGTAACTATTAATTTACCATACCCTATGAAATTGGCATGGGATTTAGACACAACTGTAAATAGAATGAGATGTCATAGATTTGCCGCAATTCAATTTGAAGGTGCATTAACAGATATTTTATATTATTATGGAATAGAACGTATTCAAGAATTAGGAATTGATAAATTTGGTGGATGTTTCAACTTTAGAAAGATGAGAGGTGGATCAAATTGGTCTAAACACAGTTGGGGAATCGCTATTGATTTGGATCCAGCAAGAAACTTATTAAAAGAATCAGCAAGAACTGCTAGATTTGCTAGACCTGAATATAAACCTATGATAGATATTTTTTACAAATGGGGATTCATTAGTTTAGGTAGAGAAAAGAATTATGACTTCATGCATTTTGAATTAAAGTCATAAGATAAATAAAATAAAACTATGGTTATTGTAAACAAAGCTGAAATAAACATTTTATATTTTTACTTACAAGGTACAGTTGAAGGTTCTAGTGGACCTAATTTTGGAGTGTATTGGATGGAATTTATAAATGATAGAACTGGAGAAACTAAAGCTATATCATATGATGCTGCAACTCAACCAGTTTATAAAGATGGTAGATATGTTGGATTTCCATTAGAGGAAGGTACTGATGATCCACTTTCTAATAAATTATTGTTGAGTGGTACTAATTCTCATTGGCACGTTAAAATATATTGGAAATTTGCAACATATTCAACAGTAGTTCCAGTAATTGTACCATCAGATGCTAGATTATTTATGGAAGATACCGTATGGCTTGAAGGTACTAATAATGAAACTGAAAGTGTATACCAATAAAAAATAAAATATTATGGAATTTAAAAATATATTCAATTTTAGTAAATCAAAATCAAAAACTGAATCAGAATCTCTAACTTCAACAGGACCAGATGAATTTGGATCTATGAGTTTAGCATTACAAACTGATTTACCAATTATAAAAGAAACTCAAAATAAAGATTGGGTAAATTATGGTATAGACAATTTATATCCGGAATTCTTAAAGGAATTGTTTAATATGAGTCCAACTCATCAAGCTATTATCAAAACTAAGTCATTAATGGTGGTTGGAGATGGTTTTATAGTGGACACAGATCATTTAAATGAAGCTGATAAAGTACATGTAAACCAATTAGTAACTCAAATCGATAGATCTCTTTATGAAACTTCATTAGATCAACAATTATATGGAGCATTTGCATATGAAATTATATGGAGTTTAGATTTTAAAAGGATAATAAAGGTAAATAGAGTTGATCCATCTCAATTAAGAAGTGGTAAATATCAAGAAAACTTTATAGATAAATGGTATTTTAGTCGTGATTGGTCAAATAGACGTGAAGATATTAAAGAAATCTATTCATTTGAAGAAAGTGATGGTCAAAACTATAGACAATTATTGTATGTTCCGTGTCAACAAGTTAGTAACGAGTATTACGGAGAACCTAACTATCAAGCAGCGGTAAATTGGATTAATTTAGAAGCTCAAACTGGAACTTATTACAAATCATTGATTGAAAATGGATTTAATCCGTCAATAATGGTTAAATTTTATAGAAAGCCAGCATCAAAAGAAGAGAGAAGTGATATTGTAAAGGGTCTTAAGAAATCTTACGGTGGTGTTAAGAATACTGGAAAAGCTATGGTAATATTTTCAGATGGTAAAGAGTTGGCACCTGATATAGACCCTATTGCAACACAAAATGTGGATAAACAATTCACTGTAATTGCTGATCAAATTGTAACTAAAATATTAACTGGTGAACGAGTTGTTACTCCAGAGTTATTTGGTATTATGGTGCCTGGTCAATTAGGATCTGGTGATTTCGAAAATAAAGTGAAGGCATTTCAAAAGTTTACAATAAGACCAGAACAAAGAATTATTGAACAAACTGTAAATAGAATACTTTTAACTAATGGATTCGATGTTAACTTCAAATTAAACCCATTCACATTATAAAAAAATAACTATTATGGCATTTACATCATTCGTAACACAAGATTATCTTAAATCATTTACACCATTAAATAATAATATTGATGTTGCAGATATTTTACCTCATTTACAAATAAGTGAAGAGATCTGGACAAGAGAATTATTAGGTAATGATTTATATCAAGACCTCAAAACAAAATTTATAGATCAAACATTATCAAATATTGAAATTATATTGGTAACATTGATGAAGCCGTTGATTGCATATAGATGTGCTTATGAGGCAATACCATTTCTATCTACTAAGATACGTAACTCAGGTGTAGTAAAGCTATCAGGCGACAACTATGATGCTGCTGCACTTAACGAGGTTAAATACTTGAGAGATGAATTGGCAAATAGATCAGAATATTATGCTACAAGAATATCACATTATATTTGTGAGAATTCTGCTGATTTTCCACTTTACAAATTCACAGATAGTAATAATCCATCACCAAACAATGATATGGATTATGATTCAGATGTGTTTATAGAAAATTAATTTAGTTATGCACGATAAAATATTAAGATTAAGGATATTTCATGAGAATATAAATGGAAGTACCAATATAGAGAAAGTTGAATGGGATAGTATTTCCAGACAAATGTTAGTTCAATATAATGGTGGTGATATTTATACTTATTATAGGGTCCCACAAGGTGTTTATGAAGGTATTATAATTGGTGATTCAATTTCTAATAATGGGAAATCTCCATCAGTTGGTAGTGCTGTTCATAAGTATTTAATAAACAGAAACTTTAGGTACACAAGAGGTGGCTTATTTAAAAAATAAATTAATAATGAAAACATTAGCAGCCACATTAACAGCGGTATTAACTGCATTAAGTCCAATACAAGGTATAATTCTTATAACAATTCTTATAACTTTAGTTGATACTGTATTTGCAATCTATGCAACAATCAGAGTAAATGGAATATTAGCATTTAGAAGTGGTAAACTATTCAATATAGTTACAAAAATAACATTTTATTCTAGTGCAATAATGCTTTCATTTGCAATTGATACATTTATATTTGATGGACAAATGTTTGAAGTTCATAACTTTCTTGCCAAATGTGCAGCACTCCTATTCATTTACATAGAAGTAAAATCAATAGATGAAAGTTCAATGAAATTAGGTAACAATTCACTATGGGTAATTATAAGTGAATTAACAAGGAAATTAGGAAAAATCAAACAAGATATTAATAAACCAAAAGATTAACCAAAAAAGAGAGCCATTACAGCTCTCTTTCTTTATTTTATTTTTAAACTTTGTGATATAAGTTGTTGTGTTACTCTCATCTTATCAATCTCAATCATTATCAATTCAAATTCAATCATTTCATTAAAATTATTTTATTTGTTGCTTCTTTCAAAATATTAAGTATAACAACATGATTATATTCTATATTAGATTGTTTACTTGTCCCAACCTCATCTATTATAATCTCAATATCTCCTTTTTTAACAGTTATTCTCATTTTTAGCTTTTTCCTCTTTTATTCTCTTATAATACATTTGCATATTCTCCAAATTAGTACACCATTGTAAATTACTAACATGATTATTCATCTTATTTCCATCAATGTGATCAACTGTTGACAAATTATCTGGATTATCTATAAATGCAGTAGCAACAACCCTATGAACATACTTAAATTTATTATCTGATAAACACAAATATCGCTTATCCCTATGTCCTCCACTCAAGGTAGGAACAACAAATGTCTCCTTTATTGTCCCATCAGGCTTATCCTCAAACTTTTTAACATTCCCCATATCAGATATAAAATACCTTATCTTCAATACCTTTGATTTCCTACTATTCGATGTCTTAAATAATTTGTAAGTTTCCATTCCGTCTTTAATTGTTTTCGTTTCCATATCTCTTCCTGTTTAATCTATCTATCTTACTCTATATACAATATAACACTTTTATTTGAATTATTTTCAACTATGTTATAAATTATACACAGTTTCTTATTAATGTTAAAATATTAACAAATAATAGTAATATGTGTTTTAAGCGCTTCTAATAGTGGTACCAATAGTTTCTTATAGATTATATAGAAATATTATTTAAGTTAAGTAGAAGTGATCCTATACTACTCATTTAAGATTTTATGACACATCTTGAACTGATCTACCAAGTAGTCTATCCATTCATCTAATAAATCAGGTGGTCCACTCAAAGTTATGTTGTAGCCATCGTCAGAAATATTATATGGTTCTCCAACATGTAGAGGTTCCAATGACTCCTCTTCATCCAACAATTCAACATATATACTAAAATAAAAATGAATAATCTCATCAGGCACAAATAAAGTTCTTTCCATAAATTATATAACGATACATATAATATCAGCTTCGTACACTGAGTTTTGTTTTTAACCACTAGTCTTTAATGATTAGTGGTTTTTTTGTCATATTGGCATATAAACTAAGAACCCAATACATCACTTCTAAGACACTTTATAGTGAATACCATATGATTATATAGAAATATTGAAATAGTCCACTAGAAGACACCAGAATGTCAATTGATAAATATTATATGGCATTCTACAATATAAAACTTTCAGGAATTTATAAAATAACTCATGTACCCACAGAACAATATTATATCGGGTTATCAGTAGATATTTTTAACAGATGGAACTCACATTACTCGTCTGCTTATAAAGGTACACACTCAAGCCCA